ATCTTTTACCCATTCAGCATTAAATCCTGTCCATCCTTTTTCACAGCATAGAGTAATTGCCTGCTCTGGCGTAATGCCTGCCACTACAGCTTGCTTGCATATTGCATTAAACATACGCTCTGTAAGTGGTGCCGCCTTTTTACTTTTTCTGATAGCCTGATATTCAGATAATAATTCCGCAGGAATTGGTGGTATATATTTGTTTAATGGTTTATGTTTAATGGTTAGTGGTTCTTGTTTAGCATTAGCCTTTGATACACCCCCTGATAGCCCCCCTATAGCCTCGCTATCACCACCCTTTGACCACCTCTTAGCCGCCCCACGTTTACCAGCGTCGCTAAACGATTGATATTGCTCAATCTCTTTGTCTGCTCTTGGGTTTATAAATCCTTCTGTGGCTACTGTAAAGAATTCATCAAGCACTGTCATCAACTCTATCTGATATTCAGTCACCATTAAAAGTCTAGCTAATTTTGCAATGTCGCTTGTTAGTGGTGCCTCATGTAGGTAATAATAATCTAATGCTCTGCGGTAACATATATCCTCAATTGGCGATAAGTGTTTTGTGTGGCTATAATAGTCACCAATATTAAATTGGTAATAGTGCATGTGGTTTCTCCAAAAAAAAACCTTAGACAACACTCTCATCTTTTTCAAGATGTTGACGGACTGGTGGGTACCAGCAGAGTGTTGACCAAGGCTTACCCAATATTCACCGTCAAGTGATAACAATCATTATATTCTGTGTAATTAAACTTGATGATAAGTTTTACTTATGGATATTTAACGATTGATAAGAAAATACTTGTTGACAGATAGCTTGGATATATCTATTGTTACACCTATGCCGACTTTGGCATGATTACGAGGAAACTATCATGGGTGTATTTGGTGATTGGATAGAGGATGATTATACGGAGCATGAAGATGACCCGTTCTTTATCCGAGATTTAGTGGAATACTTCTTACAGTTTGAGGCTGACAAGCTATCAGACTACATCGACGAGACAGACTTGCTATCAGATAAGGTCAGGAAGATTATCTATGACCCTAACGATGACAAACTGGGCCGTATCAGAGACTTATACGATGCTGAGATAAACCGATTTGCTAGGTTTGTTGAGGATAATTACAAGTCAAACAAACATGCAAACTTTGTCTTCCATGAAGCGTTGGGAGATAACTAATGAGCGAGCAACAATTTCAAGCAGAAGTAATGGATGAACTTAAACAACAGGAGCACGACATGGAAACAACTAATAGGTTTCAAGAATTATTTGAGAAGAATGTAAACGATAAAACAGAAGCTCGCAATGGCTTAACATACCTTAGCTGGTCATGGGCATGGGCTGAGTTCAAGAAGTTTTATCCTAACGCACATTACGAAGTAGCTAAGACGGCACAAGGTTTGCCATACTTTGAAAGCGATGCTGGCGCTATGGTCTATACAGTAGTAACTGCTGGCGGATGCACACATGAGATGTGGCTACCAGTAATGGATGGCGCTAACAAGGCCATGAAGAAAGAGCCATACACATACAAGACTAAGTTTGGCGAGAAGTCTGTTGAAGCGTTCTCAATGTTCGATGTGAATAAAACTATCATGCGCTGCTTAACAAAAAACCTAGCGATGTTTGGGCTTGGTCTATACATCTACAGTGGCGATGACCTACCAACAATTGAGTTTGATACTACGCCATTAACCGATAAGATTAAAACAGCTACAACTATGGCTCAACTGCAAGAGTTTTTTACAGAATCACTATCAGCATGTGGCCAACATAAAGATGCTCAGGCCGTTGTGATTGCAACCAAAGATAGCATGAAATCTAAATTGGGGAGTAAATAACATGACGCAGATTGAACGCTTGGAAAGTTTCTTGGATGCTCATCCGTCTATTACGCCACTAGAAGCATGGAATCTACTTGGCATATACAGACTATCTGCAGCCATTCATACGCTAAAGAAAAGGGGTCGCAAAATTGAGACTGAACTTATTAATGTTTCTAACCAGTTTGGCGAATCGTGCAGAGTCGCTCAATACAAAGTCGGTGGATAACATGATTATTAATTCACTATACGGCTTAACACCGCCTAATCCATTACAAGCAGAGGTGCTCTCTAAGAAGGTTGCTGCTTGCAAAGAAGCGATGGGCGATAAATGGATACTTGCAATACATGTATCACGAAAGGATAAAAAATGACTGAGATAATTCAAGGAACTGAAGAATGGCATGCACTACGTCTTGGTAAAATCACAGCCAGTCGCATTGCAGATGTCATGGCAACGATTAAAACTGGTGAGGCAGCTAGTCGTGCAGACTACAGGATGCAACTCGTCTGTGAGCGTTTAAATAACAAGCGTGAAGAAGGCTATACTAATCAATATATGGCCAACGGTATCGAGTTAGAACCATTTGCTCGTGCATGGTATGAGGTGGAGCGCAATGTGTTTGTTAGGCAAGAAGCGTTTATGCAACATCCAACGTTGCCTTTCTGTGGGGCTAGTCCTGATGGCGTAGTAGAAGACGATGACGAGCTAGGGTTGATTGAAATCAAATGCCCAAAAGCTACGACACACGCAAAGACAATGCTGGAAGACAGAGCGCCAACAAAATACATACCGCAGATGCAGTTTCAAATGGCATGCAGTGGGGCAAAGTGGGTAGACTTTGTATCATACTGCCCGGAGTTCCCATTGGATTTACAATTGTTTATCAAACGTGTTTACCGTGATGATGAATATATTAAAGAGGTTGAAAGCAAGGCGGTAGAGTTCAACGACGAAGTAGAAACAACAATTCAACGATTAAAAGGAAAATAATCATGGCAGTTAAATACAACTTAGTAGCAAAGAATGGTGAGTACGAGGATAAGAACGGTGAGAAAAAAACTCGCTGGACAAAAGTAGGCGTTGTAATGGAGACCAAGACTGGTGGCCTAGCAGCAAAGATTGAACTATTCCCAATGGGTTGGGATGGCTGGTGTCAACTAGCAGAACCGGAGCCAGTAGTATCAATCGCTAAAGAAGGCGCTAAAGCTAACGGCTATCAGAAGCAAGCCATTGATGAGATAGCATCGGATATACCGTTCTAGCATATACCGTTTTAACAATTAAATAATGGGGAAAAGTATATAGAAAGTATATACCTAGTACCCAACCACTATGGAGAACACGATGAGACCAGTAATTGAGAAACACCTAAAGATTGAAGCAAGATATAAACTAATCATGGATTCTATTAGCGATGAATGTGTGACAGCCAAAGAGATAATGAAACGTTCTGGTCTAACAAGGGATGCGGTGTATTACATACTAGCCCATCTATCACAGCAAAATCACTTAATTATTACACGCAAGATAACTAAAAAAGGTCAAGGCATGCTGAACTATTACGCATTTTCAGGGCTAGAGTTTGTTCCTAATACAGTCGAGCAGCTTGAGAAGTTATATCCGCCGGGTTACTTTTCTAAGTTACGCAATGACCAACGACCTGCACAGCCACTCAATGAGAAAGGCCCATACGACGACATGATTGCTGCTAATCCAAACTTGAGAAAGATTAGCGCCATGTTTGAGACAAGGCCAGAGTTGTTTAAACAAGAGAAACGTAAGACAGAACACCGTGGCATACCTAGCACATTTGGTATGTATAACTCAGTTCCATCAGGATTAATATAATTATGAGCGCACTAGATAACCAAGAAGGTGGCAGTCACTACAAGGATATGGCAATACAGCCAGTGACATTCATCGTTAAGAATAATATACCGTTCCTAGAAGGCAACGTGATTAAGTATGTGTGCCGACACGCTAACAAGAATGGTGTGCAGGACATTGACAAGGCAATACATTACTTGCAACTTATAAAAGAATTGCACTATCATGGTGAATGATGTTACGCAAGGATGGAAGAAACACGACGGCTCACATGAATGTTACGAGCTGCCTAACAGCTTGATTGAAGTTGAAACTTACAGCTCGCAGGGGAATTATGTTGTTAAGGCAAGCCAGCTTAATTGGCAGTATGTTAAATTTTATAGAGTAGTAGAACAGGAGAATAAAGATGCCGTGTAATCAAAACTGTAATCAAGGGCGTAACTGCGACTGCAAAAAAGACGCAAGCATAGATAGAGCCACAGTAGTTGTAGCAACATTACTACTTATCTGTATTGTTTCCATGTGTTTTGGGTTTTATAAACTAATCAATGGAAACGCAGGGCAAGACTGCGCTGTAGAAGTTCAGTTCCATGACAGCAAAGCTACCTACATAGGGAAGACTGTATGACCAAAGCTGAGATGGATGAGCTACGTTTTTTATTGATACTTAGCAAAATGAAATCTAACGCAGAGAAGCTGGCTGGTAAGTAACCATGCTGGAAACCGTTGGTGTGATTGGGTTTGATGCACATTGCATGAGCATTGTTAGCGGATTTTTTGGCGGATGTACACATGGTTAGTTTAGTATTGAACTAAAAACTGTTACTTATCCGCAACATAACTAACAGATTGTAAACTATAGGATACGGATATGATTAATTTATTATTAGTATTGTCATTGATGAATGGCACAGACATATACGAACCAGTTAAAATGCCAGATGGGAAAATACTTAAATGTATAACAACTGATGTTGGGACTTTTTGTTACTAGGATTTGACATGTATACACTTGAATACATATTGTGTTACAAGGAAGCGTTTGCTTTAGGAATGGCAACTGGCTTAGTAGTCGCCATTCTGTATAACAGAATTATTTATTCATTACATACATAGTTACTTCAAAGCCAAAGCGCATTTCTGTAGCTGCTGGTGTAGTCCACATGATAGTTGTCCTTAATCTGTACAAAGCAAGATTGCTTGTATGTAATAATCTGCTTAATATTAAAGACAAACAATAGAGAAAACCATGAATTTGTAGGAGAGATAATGGTAACAACAACGAACGAACATACTGGCGATGCAATCTTATCACGCAAGAATAACAAGCAATACGAAGACAACTACGATTTGATATGGGGTAAGAAGAACAAAGACCCTATCTGCGATGTGTGCGGAAAGAGCCTAGCGTCAACGAAAGAGTGTGGCTGGACTGGATGCCCATTGAACTGGGATGAAGGCCATATAGATATTAATGGCGGTGAGTTACCTTAGCTTGCGTATCGTTCGCACTCTACCCACATAGATAAGTCTTCACCGTTAATCTTAATCATCCCGGTGCTGGTGTGTATGTAAACAGTTTGCTCATCAGCATCGACTTCTATTTCCTCTATCTCTGAGCCAAGCAGTCTATTGCAGACGTCAACAATTGATTCATCATCTTGTGCGTAGGCCATC